TTCTTTATCTTCTATGTAATAAAATAACCTTTCGTCTCCTTCAACTTTTATTATCTTTTCAGATATGAAATCGACAGAAAGGTTATTTTGTTCTATCCAATTATTTATATCCATTATAATTGAGCGTAATATCGTTCCTCTTGAGTACTTAAATCTGATTTAACTCTGCTTAGAAAGAAAGATCTAGATAAAGCCAATACATCAATAATCTTTGAATGAACTCGAGGATAATTGAAACACTCTATTATGTTTTTAATATATTCGTCATACTTTAATCTGTATTCATCTGTTTTAGGGTGATTCTTTTGAGAAATATAAACTAGCAGAAGACACTCAACCATAGCGAAATATTCTGACCTTTTTTCTGTTACCTTACAAATATCTTCAACACTCTTATCTAGAATGTTATACCCTTCTGTATTCATAGCGTTCGACAGATTGTTATATATCCCTTCTAATGTTTCATCTATGAATTTTAATCTAGAAATTGGGTCTTCAAAAACTTCATTTTTTTCGAATTCAAAATCAAAAGACTTGTTTCTAAACTTAGTGTAAAAATCGTGTTCTTCTATCTCACTCCTAGAACAAGAATTTAGCATCGTTAAGGTTATTGGGTTAGATAAGTAGACGTGTAAACTTTGAGAATTATGAACTTGTTTTCCAACCTTAACTCCTAAACATAGAGACATTAATTCAGATATAAAAGAGAATTGAAAAACATTTGTTGGTAATCCCCAGTGCAAATCGTTACTTCTATTCTGTATCGTCAAATTAAGTTTTCCGTCCCTAATTTTGAACATTAATAGATCGTTACAAGGAATATCTTTACTAGTCGTATTACAATCTAAAAGAGGATTCCAAATAGAAGCTACAGCTCTCCTGTCTTCAGGATTCTTAGATAATAATTCTACGTTTTCTTTTATTTGATCTAATCCATTAGAACCGTAATCTAAAAAAGAAGATTGTCCGTAACTTCTAAGTCTGAAGCCATAAGGAGCGTGGAAATTTAATCCATCGTCTGAATAATCTGACATCCTTTCGTTGAAAGTTTTAAGGAATTTAACATCTTTTTTTCCTAACCAAATCCAAATCGCCTCAGCCAATAAAAAATAAATATTTATATTTCTCTTATGGCCGCCAACACATCTCTGTGTAGGATTAGTGATGACTGTCTGGAAATCTTCTAACTCTATCGTATCTCCATTTCTACTTTTTATGGTTTTACCTTGAGACACTAATTGAGCATTTATAGCAGGATATAATTGATTAAAATTAACTCCTGCTGCTGCATTAATTCTTTCTTCGTTTCCTATAATCATAATTACATTGAATCTTCGATTCTTTTTCTGTTTTGGTTTAATTTCTTTTCTAATTTCTTTACATTCTCTTTTATGAATGTTATTACTTTGTCATTCAAAAGATATTTGAGGTCGTCTTTTGTCATCTTTTTCAACGCCAAATATTTATACTCTCCGACGTACTTTATTTTTTCAGAATAATCGTCTTCTAGATTATCTTGTAAAAATTCATAATTCGCTTTTCCGTCTTTCATAAGATTCATTCCTGTGTATATTACAGAAAAATCTAATTTTCCGTTTCTGAACCTCAGATTCTCTATTATGAACAGACTTCTTCCAGAAACACTACCTTTCAAAAAGAACGGTATACAAGATTGTTTAACGATATAACAAATCTCTGGGTCTACAATGTAACTTAAGAATGATTCAACCTTTTCCTTGTGGTCGTCTCTTCTTCCGTCAAACAAAACTATTGATTTATTTTCCTTTTCGGTCTCCAACTTTTTAAGATCTTCCTTCTTGAAATCGTCTATTATTTTTATTGTCTTTTTTTCAATCGGCTTGTCGATTTCCAGAAATGCTGTTAATATATCTATAAGGTCTTGTAGAGGGTCGTCATCTAATCCATCAACTCCAAAATCTTTTAACTTTTCTAAAATTTCTTTTTTTGCACCTTCTTCTGTATCTGAAGATATGCCTAATGATTCTAAATCAGAATATTGTTGTTTTGTAATCATAGCAGTTTTTGTTTGTATTTTATATAACGTTGTTTTTATTTTGTTTAGATAATGCGTTCTTTATTTGTTGAACATCTATAGAATTTTGTATTTTGAGGATGATCAGGATTTGAGTATATCTATCGACAGAAGCTGTGCCTTTCTTTATATCTAAGATATTCAAAATGGTTACTTCAAAATCTGTTTCAAATTCGTTTAGTTCTAAGGAAAACTCAACTAAAAAAATTTCTGTCTTGTATTTTAAAATTTTTCTCTAAAATAAGTTTCATTTCTTTAAGGATTAATTATAAAGTAAAAATAAACGTTTTTGTTTTGTAATAAAAATTGAATTTTTAAACAAAAGACGCTTTATTCTTCTTCTATAACTCTCTTTACAGAAATCTTCAAACCTGTATTTTCTACATCGTCCTTTTTAGACTTCCTTGTACGCTTAGAACTCTTTTCTTCTGCAACTACTGCTCTAAAATCAGCATTATCCGTTATGTTTTCAAGCGTTCTTATTCTGTCGTAGAATCTTGATCTTGCTAAATTCTGATAAATGTAAATAACTTCGGAACCAGCATGCTCTCTAGATTTCTCTAAAAACAATCTACAGATTTGTTTCTTTTTTTCGTCTCTAGTCTGATTTATACTTAATAGATAATCAACTGGTCGAACCTTCCCTTTGTCTTCTGCTAAATTATATCTAGTAATCACAAAATTTGGATCATTTAATAATTCTGGTGCAATACTCGACACCTGAGTGAAAGATATAAATACGACATTCAACTCGACAGCTATATCTTTACAAGCCCTCGATACTTTTTGTTGTCTGAATCTTTCCATCGTCGGACCATAATTGAATCCATCTCCCGGATCAACCAAATCCATGTAATCTAAAATAACAACCTTAATGTCGTGATTTTTCTTCAATTCTATTAAGGAATTCCTTACATCCAATATCGTCTTACTGCCGAACCTCTCGAATGTTTCAACAAAGATTTCTCCTTTTATATTATCAATTACTCTTTGAATCTTTCTTTGTTTATCTTGATCTATTTCATTTTGTTTTATGTCAAAATATTTACTGCCTGTCCAAGCTGAATCGTATCTTCCTAGAACTTGTTCTCTGGTTCCCTCCGCTTGAGCGTGGTAAACGTTCTCTCCCCTTCTAGATGTATTAACTCCTATATGATTACCAAGAAACGATTTACCGACTCCGGAATCTCCCATAATCAACACAAATTCTCCAGTCTCAAATCCTCCGTTCGTCAGGTTATCTAATTCGTCTATTCCTGTTGGAATACGAACCCTCTTTGAACCATCTATCTTAGCGATTTCCCTTTCTGCAACCCTATGATTAAAACCAGAGAAAATTTCGTCGAACTTCTTAGCTCTTAAAGTGAATTTTTGAAATTCTTCTGAAGATTTAACGAAAGTCTGATATGCAAAATCTTTTTTTCCTCTGTTATACAGATCCCCAATTTCATTATATGAAGATACGAACATATTCTGTCTTATGAACTCTTCTAGAGCCCTTAATAAATCATCTGAATGATTTTCTTTTAAATCAAAATTGTTTATATCGTTTATTACAGATAAGACGTCTATATTCTTTCTAAAATGTAACCTTAAGACTGCTATTTTAGGAACAGTCTTACATTCATTAGTTTCAAACTCAACAACCATCGTTCTCCATAATGACTTATAGTGTTCATTTGGAAGATATTCTGGTTTAAGCACAGACCTTAATACTTCAAAAAAGTTTTTATCTGACAACGCTGATTTTAAAATCCCTTGTACAAAATCTTCGTTAAATTTCTCTTGCATTTATTCTAACTTCAAATATTTTTGGAAAATTTTCTTTCAATAATTCTTTGCATTTATCTTTAGAAACGCAATTAACGCATAATTCGCTCGTTGGTTTATATAGAGTTGTGAAGTTTATACACCACTGATATCCTTTTTGACTTCCGTGAAAACGACTCTTCTCGGTTTCTTCTGTATTGGAAACCTTTAGACAAATATCTAAAAACCTCGTATTCCTTTTTTCTTTCTCCTCACTCGTTAATATTAAATTTGTTTTCTTAGCTATCTTTGAAAGATTTCTCTTACCGTATAATTTCTTCCAATGTTCTGTTTTTTGATATTGATTAAAAGCAGTTCTGGAAAATATCTGGTTAAACATCGGCAAATCCTTTATTCCTAAGAAATTCGTTCTTCCAACGCTCTTAGAAAACACGAAAGAAATGAAATCTTTAACAAAATCATTTCCGATACTGTCATTATTTACTTTTTCAAATATCAGATTAACAAGATTCTCTATCTGCAAAACTCTCTTTTCGTTCAAAGAAAATCTGTGAGTCTTATTGCCAGATATTCTGCAATAATTCTGTTCTGCTATATTCAACAATTCGTAAAATAATTCGTCTTTCGTCATACCTTAAAAATTCTCCTAACTTCTGTTTCAAAATTCTTTTTGAAATCTTCGTCTGAATGCATTAATACTGTTATTCTATCAGGAGCAACTTCCTCGTATGCCTCTAGCCTTACTAAAGAGTGTTCTCCGAAGTATTTTCCCATGTCTAGTATATCTATCACTAGACAATTATCTTTTCCCTTAGACGATGCTAATACCCTTCCTCGCTTTTGTATAACTGAAGATTTCTCCTTTCCTCCGTTAACCATTATCAAAACCTCTGCAGAATTCAAAGAAACCCCCTTTTTATAAATATTACTTGCTAGCAGAACCTTCCCTTTCCCTTTTAGAAACTCGTCTTTCCCTACACCACGATCTTCTAAATCATTAACACCGCTCAAAAACTTTATTCCCGTTTTCTGAGAAATTAAATTTCCGTGTTCGATGAAGCTAAACATTACGAGTGTCTTCAATTTTAATTTCCTGAAGAATGAAATCAAATACAATATCAAATCATTTCTACTATCTTCGAAAATCACAATCTGTTTCAAGAAATCGTCATAAGACAGTTTTTCTTTTGTCTTTAAAGCGTTCTTGAAACTGTCGAAAGTTATAAGTAGAATCTCATCTTTAACAAGAACTCCTGTTTCGATTAATTCTGATTCTTTTATTTCGCAAATAATATCTCCAGAAAATCCCCTCACTAACATATTGCTCTTAGGATCTTCACTTTTGAAAGGTGTTGCCGATAAAGATAGTTTCAATTTTGAATTTACACAACTTTTTATTAAAGTAACCCTCTTGTCGCTTCCATATTCATGCACTTCGTCTATTATCAAAAACTGTACAGAAGCTAAAAATTGCAGTAATTCGTTTCTGTTTTTAGCTTGCTTTTTTCTCTTCTCAGAACTTCCAATATCTGATAATTTTACTTTCCTAGGAAACAATACGCTAGTCAATGTCTGTATCATTGCAATATTTATGTCCTTTGAAAAATCTAAATTTTCAGTTCCTTTT